CGCCGCGCGGCGGTCCTCGGCTGGCGGTGGAAGGCCGGAAAGCTCGCATCCCAATACTCCGTCTCCGGCGACGGCCGCTCCCTCTCCCGCGAACAGTGGTTCGACCACTGCCTGCGCATGGCCGCCGAATACGCGACGGGCGGCATCGGCACGATCGTCGTCGGCGCTGGCGGAGTCCCCGGCTACACCGACGTCATCGGCAACCTGAATGTCGGCTGAAGACGACCGGGCCGCCGCATACCGGGAGCAGCAGGCCGCCCGCCTCGCCTACAAGATCGCCGCCGAAGCGGCCCTCGCCCCCGACCCCGCCGTCGCTCTCGCCGCCTGGAACGCCTGGAAGGCGCTGCTTCCCCTCGACGAGTTCGGGGTGCCGTTCGCCTGGCCCGCTGACGAGCTGGCCGAGGAGGAGGAGTGGTGCTCGCTCTCGCAGTAGCAGACCAGCGCATCCTTAGAGGCATCTCGTCGACGCTCTCCTTCCAGTTCACCGACTCGGAGGGGGAGCCCGCCGAGCCCGCAGGCGCCGTCCAGATCAGAGTGCAGCTCGCCGACGGCTCCGACCTCGTCCCCGCAGGCACAGCTACGGGAGGCATCGGCGCCGCCCCCCGCACCTATGCGCTGCCCGCCGTCCTCACCCTCGAGCAGCTCACCGCCACGTGGTCGGATGTCGGCGACGGCTCCGTTCACGTGACGATCATCGACGTCGCCGGCGGCTTCTTCTTCTCCGCAGGGCAGGCCCGCGCGCAGCAGGCGTCGCTAGACAACACAGTCTCCTATTCGGCGGCCGACATCGTCGCCGCCCGCCTCGAAGTCGAATCGGAATGTGAGGAGATTTGCGCCCGTGCGTTCGTGCCCCGCTTCCGCAGGGCGACGCTCGACGGGACGGGCCGCTCCGTGCTGCCAACCCCCGACTCGGAGCTGCGCTCCCTTCGCTCCGTCTCCGTCGCCGGGACGCCGTGGGACGGGCTCCTCACCAACCCCGACTTCGCCGACGTCCTCATCGACGCCGAAGGCTTCCTCCGCCTCCCCGCAGCATTGGGCTCGTGGCCGGCGGGCGTCGGGAACGTCGTCGTCGAATATGAGCACGGCCGGGACCGGCCCCCCGCCGAGCTGGTTCCCGCTGCCATCACCCGCCTGCGGTCGATGCTGAACATGCCGAAGGCGGGCATCCCCGACCGGGCCGAAAGGTTCCGGGCGGCGGACGGCGGCACCTTTGAGCTGTCGATGCCAGGCCGCTACCAGACGGGCATCCCGGATGTCGACGCCGTCTACCTCCGGTATTCTCGCCGCTCCCCCGACCTCGTATGACGAGCCTCAGAGGCTCCGTCATCCCCGAAGCGAAGGCCGCCATCGTCGGCCTCCTACAGGCCGCTACGTGGCCCGCTCAGGCGTCGCCGTACGCAGGCGGGGGGCCTAGCCCCCAAATCGTCTACGGGCCGTCAGGCGCCGCAGAGCAGGACAGGATCAGCGTCTCCGACACGGCGGTGGGCAGCGCCGAGCAGCGGTGGATGACCTTCCGCCCGTCCCGCCTCGAGGTCTTCGAGCTGGCCGTCGACATCGTCTGCGCCACCCCCGGGCTCTCCTGCCAGCAGGCCGTCGAGCGGGCCTTCGGGCTCTTCGACGTCTTCGCCGCCGTCATGCTCGCCGCAGCGCAGACCGACCCGAAGCTCGGCGTCGGCGGCGTCACCGCAGTGCAGGTAGCGCAGCCCTCCCATAGGGAGCTTGGCACCGACGAAGGCTTCATCGTCACCGTCGAAACGGCCGTCCTCGTCGAGGCCCAAGTCGCCCCCGTAGTCGCATGAGGAGCCTCTAGTGGCCGTCGCAGCCGTCTACCCCGCCAAGATCGCCGTCGGTTCCCTCTACGCCGCCTCAGCGAACGAGATCGACGTCGGCACCGAAGTCGAAGCCCTCGAAGCCAACACGTTCGGGCTCGCCCCCTACAAGGGGTTCGTCGCCGGCCTCGTGACCGTCAGCTTCACCGTCACCGGCTTCCAAGACTACTCAACGCTGCTCCCCGACTCCTCGGCGGAGCGGCTCCGCGCGCAGCTCGGCGCCATCGTCCCCGTCTCCGTAGCGCCCCAAGGCGACACCGACGGGAACGTCGCCCAGTTCACCGTCGGCCTCATCGCCGGCCTCGCCCGAATCAAGTCCCCCGTCGGGCAGATCCCCGGGATGGAGCTGAACATCCAGCCCCGCGGCGTCCCCCTCGTCGAAGGCTTCCTCTCCTCCAACGCAACGACCGCGCGAACCGCCTCCTACAACGGAGCGAACGCCCAGCTCGGCGCTGTCTCCGCTACGCAGGAAGTCTACGCGAACGTCCACGTCCTTGACGCGACCGGCTCCGGCGGCACGCCCTCCATCACGCCCCGCATCGAATCCGACAACGCCGGCGGGTTCGGCACCCCGACGACGATCGTCACCGGGTCGGCCATGACTCCGTCCGTCGGCACAGGCGCCTCCCAGACGCTGTCAGCGAACGGGCCGTTCACCGACGACTTCTTCCGGCTCGCCTTCCTCATCTCAGGCACGACCCCGTCCCTCAAAATCTTCGGCGTCCTCGGCGTCGGGAAGCTCACCTCATAGAAGGAGCCCGCCGTGGCTATCGCAGCTCTCATTGGCGCCTACGTCTTCGTCGGCACAGGCACGACTGGCGGCACCGCCCCCGGCGGCGCCTCGGCCCCCACCGGCTGCACCATCTCCGGCACGACAGCAGACCTGTCCGCCTGGGCGAACGAAGTCAACGCCGAAGACGAAGTCGAGACGCAAGACTCGACGACGTTCGGGTCGGGCGGCTACCGGATGTTCGTCGCCGGCCTCCGCTCGGGGACGGTCGAGGTCACGTTCTTCCAAGACTTCGCCGCGGCAAGCGTGAACACGTTCATCGGCCACAACGGCACGATCGGCCAGCCGGGGCACGCGACGCTCGGCCAGTTCTTCATCGAAGTGAGAGGCTCCTCCGCCGTCCGCTCCGCCACGAACCCCGGCTTCATAGCGAAGGTGCTGCACCTCGGCTGCAAGGCGTACGCCGCCCCCGTCGGGGACATCCCGCTCCTCGGTGTGAAGATGCAGCCGACGGGCGGGTTCGCGGAACTCATCGCCTAATGGCGTCGTCGGGAGGCAAGACGAGAGTGGAGATCCCCGGCCTCGCCGACCTCCGCTCCGACCTAAAAGGTCTCCCCAAGGACGTCAAGCGGGCAGCCGAGAAGGAGTTCGAGGAGGTCGCCGAAATCGTCGCCTCCGCCGCCGCTCGCAGAGTGCCGTCCCGGACAGGCAACGCGATCAACACGATTCGTGCGAAGGGGACGATCGGCGGCGGCTCCATCGTCGCTGGCGGCCCCGACGCCCCCTACTACCAGTGGCTCGACTTCGGCTCCCGCGACCCGCAGACGGGGAACACAATCGAGGAGGGGCCGTGGCGGGGCTCCGGCGCCGGCCCGACCGGCGGACGGTTCATCTACCCAGCGATCAAAGAGAACGCCCGCGACATTCTCCGCGCGGCCGAGCAGGCCGTCGACCGGGCGGCCAGGAAGGCAGGGTTCAAATGACCGCCCCCCAGCTCCCCGACTCGTTCCGAGTCGAGGTGAACGGCGAAACGCACGCGCTCGAACCGACGCTCGCTGACCTCATCCGCTACGAGCGGAAATACGGCGACATCCAGGACCCCGCCGTCGGCTTCCCGAAGACCCCCGAGCAGGTCGCCTACCTCATCTGGCTGATGTGCTCCCGCACGAAAGTCGTCGGAGCCGACGTCGACTTCGAGGCCTTCCTGGATGCGATGGGCAAGGTGGAGCCGGTGCGCCTCCCAAAAGCTCGGCCGAAGAAGCGGTCGCCCGCATCGTCGCCACGACAGGCACGGACTGGCGCTCGATCGTAGAGATGCCCCTCACGATGGTGAGGGCGCTGATGCCCGCCCCGGCCGCCCCCGAGGACGAGGAGGAGGAGGGCGAGGATGGCAGGCAGCACACGTGACCTCATCGTCCGGATTCTCGCCGACACCTCGCAGCTCGCAGCGGGAGTCGGGAAGGCGGAGGGCGCCTTCGGGAAGCTGAAGACGGGAGCCGTCGCTCTCGGCGGCGCCTTCGCTGCCACGTTCGCCGCCAAAGAGGTCATCAGCTTCCTAGGCGACTCTGCGAAGGCGGCGGAGGAAGACAAGAAGTCTCAGGCGCTTCTCGCCAACCAGCTCAGGCAGACGAACGCCGCGACCGACGAGCAGATCGCAGCGACCGAAGACGCCATCTCCGCCATCTCCCGCGCCTCCGGGGTCGCCGACGACGAGCTGCGCCCCGCCTACGCCGCCCTAGCCCGCTCCGCCGGGGATCTGGAAACGGCAGACCAGCAGCTCGCC